TAGAAGCGCTTAAAGCTAAAGTTGGAACCTAAAGGACTGGTGAAATAAAGTGAACTATGGCAGATCCTTTTGGTTTATCCGAAGGAGCGAAAGCTCTTAGTAAGAGCCTTGATGCAAGTCGAGAGGCTGGTAAAAGCTTAACTAAGAGCATTGAAGGGGTTCAGCAAGACGGTTTAGATGTAGCGCAGAAAATGGCGCAAGAAAGACGCCGAGCGGCTAGAGAAGTAGAACATAAGAAGCAAACAGCGTTGATTAAAGCGTTGGAAGATTGGCAGCATAAGAAACAAATTAGTGACCAAGAAGCAAAACTAAAAATAGATTTTGTTAAGAAGTACGGGGCTAAGGAGTGGGAAGCACTGCTAAAGATTAAACTGGATATTGAAAACTTGGAGCGTAAAAACAATGAAGAGTTTCAACATGATCTTAAAGAAGTTAGGCGAGTACAGTTCTATTGCTTTGCGGTGGCTGCGGTCATTGCTTGGTATTTAACGTGGGGATATAAGTTATGAATGAAATAATGAAACACTTACTAACAGGTAAGGATAACTCTACACATGACATTGCAAAATGGGCATGGATGTTAGGGTTTCTACTAGTAGGCGGTGCAGCAATTTACTTAATTTATGCTGGCAAAGAAATCAGTTTAACTGAGCTTGCTGGTGCTTTGGGCATCGTTTCTGGTTCTGGTGCAGCTTCCGTAGCTGGTAAACAAATGGCTGGCGCTGAGCCAGATACACAATAATGTGGAAAAACTTACTCAGTATGGGCATGAGTTTTGTAGGAGGCTCTAGTGTCCAAATTTACATTTATCTTGCTATTGTATTTGGTGGCTTTAGTGCTGGCTTTTATGTGGAGCATCTGCGTTTTTCTGCATACGAAACTAGAGTTGAAGCAGCAGGAGCAGCGGCGCAAGCAAAAACGGAGTCAATCCAAAAGCAACACGAAATAGTAACTAAAGGAATATCTGATGAATACGATACAAAAATTGCTAATTTGCGCAATTATTATAAGTCTACAAGCGTGTGGAACAACAATGGTGGCAGCACCGTGTCCGGTCTTTCCGCAGCCCCCAAGTCAGCTGATGTTATCTCCGCCTACAACCAACTTGCTTCAAATTGCTCCCAGACAACCTTAATGCTGGTAGAGCTTCAAAAGTGGATTAATGAACAAATAGGTATCAAATGATTGAAAGTCAGCTAATAGCTTTAGGTATTGATGGTAAGTGGTTAAATCCGCTAAAAGATACTTTTGACAAGTATGATATTTCTACACCAAAAAGACAGGCTGCTTTTATAGGGCAATGTCAGCATGAGTCTAATAACTTCAAGGTTCTTGAGGAAAACTTAGACTACAAACCAGAATCTTTAATGCGTGTCTGGCCTAGTCGTTTTCCAGATCTACCTACTGCTATGAAATATGCACACAACCCAGAGAAGATCGCTAATAAGGTCTATGGCGGGCGTATGGGCAATGGGGTAGAGGAGACTGGGGAAGGTTGGAAATATCACGGCAGAGGGCTTATACAGCTTACTGGCAAGGAAAACTATGCAAACTGTGGCTCTGGCATTAATGTTGATCTTCTTTCTAACCCTAACTTGTTAACCCTACCAGAGTATGCAGCCTTAAGCGCCGGCTGGTTTTGGGGCAAAAGAGGGCTTAATAGCTTGGCAGATAGTCAGGATTATGAAACAATGACTAAGCGAATCAATGGCGGTTTAATTGGCTTGGATGATCGCAAAGCTAAGATTGCTAACGCTATTTCCGTATTAGGGTAAACCATTATATGAGTCCTTTACGTTTAGCCCATGACAATTTTAAAGAAGCGGATATTTTTGCTTGTACTTCTGGTGCGCGCAACGCAGCTACACGTTTAGCCTTGATTTCAGGATCAGAGTTAAGTGTTGCATTAAAAGCGTGTATTGGATGGGTGGGATCTAAAAGAGCTTGTTTACGAGCCTCTTTACTTTCTGCAGAATGGATTGGTTTTCCTAACTTGCGCTGGCGTTGCGCTTCTTTAAATGCTGGATCGGCCCATTTAGCTCGTATCTTAGCCTGTACTTCTGGACGTTTAGCTGGATTGTTATCACCAGTAAATTTAGCCTTAACATCTGGAGCATTCATGCGAGCATGGAGCTTTGCCCGCACTTCAGGGTTAGCCATTGGATTATTTTCTTTCATACGTTGGCTTGTAGCCAATTTACCAGCCTCAGACATACCAGGCGAACCATCTCCACCAGGCTTTAAGTTTGTTAATGTTCCAGTCTCAAGCTGGATTCTTCCAAACTTTTCAATTAAACTACGCTCTAGTACTTGGGCTTCCTCTACGGTGTCAACAATATGAAGCTCAACAACTACATTCTTAGGCCCAATTTTTGCAAGAGTTTGTTTGCACAACCAACCACGACCCCCCGCATTAAGTGGATTGGTTCTTCCAGCAGCTTTTGTCATTCCAACGTAGAAAGGCGTTTCATTGTGTTTCCAAATATAAACAAACATAATACTCTCCTTATTAATAGCTCTACAGGAGTATAGCACATATGTTACAAAAGTTGCAGTTCCGTCCAGGTGTAAACCGAGAAGGCACTAACTATTCTAATGAAGGTGGCTGGTGGTCTTGCGATAAAGTACGTTTTCGCTCTGGATTCCCAGAAAAACTAGGTGGATGGGCTAGGGCGTTCCCTGGTCAGTTCTACAAAGGCGTATGTCGCGCCCTAATCAACTGGGTTGACTTGGCTGGTAATAACCTTATTGGTGTAGGAACTCATTTAAAGTACTACATTAATCGAAGCCAATACTATGACATTACCCCAATAATTCATACTTCTGCTGGGTTAAGTAACCCATTCACAACAACTAGTGGTGTTCAAGTTGTTACAGTAACTGATGCTGGATATGCAACTTCTGCTGGTCAGTTTGTTACATTTTCTGGCGCTACTGGATTTAATGGATTATCTGCGGCACAACTTAATACAGAATTTCAAATTACTAAAGTTGTTAGCTCAACTGTTTATCAAATTACATTGCCAACTGGCGTAACGCCAACTGGAAGTGGTACGGGTGGTGGTACTGTTGGGGCTGCATATCAGATTCCTATTGGTCTTCCAGCAGAAACTACAGGTAACGGTTTTGGTGCTGGTGTATGGAACGGTGTAAACATTGCTACTACTTATCGTGCTACATTAGCCTATACATCTGGAGCAACCCCTTGGATTTTGCTTAATCCTACATCTACAACTATTAACGTAGACAGCACTACATCATTTCCAGCTACAGGAACAATTATTATTGATGCTGAGGTTATTACTTATACAGGCAAAACAAGCACCAGCTTTACAGGATGCACTCGTGGAACAAATGGTTCTACCGCCGTAAATCATGCTTATCGCCCTGCTGTTGGCACTCCAGCGCCAGTGATCGTATATAGCGTACTTGGATACCTGGGAACAACACAATGGGGATATCCTACCTCTGGAGCCGTTGGTGTAGCAGAGCAATTGCGTTTATGGACTAATGATAACTACGGTCAAAACCTATTAATTTCCCCTCGCGGTGGAGAGATTTATTATTGGATTAATAATACTTCTACATTTGCTAGGGCTGTACCACTTAGAACTACTGCAGATGATGCTCCTAGATATACAAATCAAGTATTAGTATCAGATGTATCCCGCTTTGTAATTGCTATGGGAGCTACATCTTACGGCGACTCTACTTATACATTTGATCCAATGCTAGTTCGCTGGTCAAATCAAGAAGATCCTAATGTTTGGATTCCAGATATTACTAATCAGGCTGGTGAGCAACGTTTAACTAATGGCTCATATATTATGCAAGCCAAGCGTAATCGTCAAGAGATTCTAATCTGGACTGATTCAGCCCTGTATTCTATGCAGTATCTTGGGCCTCCTTATGTTTGGGGCTTTAACTTGATGATGGATAACATTTCCATTATGAGTCCTAACTCCGCTATTGTAGTTAATAACGTAGCATACTGGATGGGTACAGATAAGTTCTATAGTTACTCTGGTGTAGTCTCAACATTACCATGTTCATTACGTCAGTACATTTATGATGATATTAGCTTTGACCAGCGGTATCAAATTGTCTCTGGATCTAATGAAGGCTTTAATGAAGTCTGGTGGTACTATGTATCTAACGATGAAGTACAGGCAGCCTCACAAGCTGGACGTATTCCAGTAGTAGATCGTTATGTCATCTACAATCATTTAGAACGCATCTGGTATTACGGTAACTTAAGTCGTACTTATTGGCTGGATTCCCCGTTGCAACAATGGCCTTTAGCCGCCGTTGGGGATGAGTTTACTGGTCAAATCCTGTACCACGAGAATGGAGTAGATGATAACTCTACAGCTTCTCCACAGCCGTTTGACTGCTTTATCTCATCCTCAGACTTTGATATTGGTGACGGTCATAACTTTGGATATGTATGGCGCATTATTCCCGACATTAACTTTAGCGGATCTAATAATGGATACCCAACGGCATACTTCCAAGTATCCCCACGGAACTTTCCAGGAACTGGGTTTACTAAATCAGTTGTAGATCCTATTAACAGTACGCAACAGTACTCAAATGCAATTAAAACATATGAAGTTCAAAAGTTTACAGAACAGCTATACACCCGATTGCGTGGTCGTGAATTAACATTTAAGGTTGGATCTGGTGGGCAGTTAGGTGTTAACTGGCAACTTGGATCACCTCGACTAGACATTAAGCCTGACGGACGTAGATAATGGCTGTCAATACTTTACCAGTAACAATACGCCCTACAATTGCGCCTAACTTACCAGTCGCTCCAATAGAGTATCAGAAGCAACATCAAGACCAGTTTGCTAAGGTTATCCAGCTTTACCTTACTCAAAACGATAACAATAGCTCTGCAATTCTGGGTCGTCTTGGCGGTAAATATTTAACATTCCCATATGGTACTTTTTACGATACCACTTTACAGTCTGCTTCCTCAACTTCAGTAGCATACCCAGTTACCTTTAATAGTAATTATGATGCAGCGGATACTTTAGGGGATGGCGTTACCATTAATCCATCCGTTAAGTCTCAGATTCAAATAGATTTTTTTGGTACTTACAACGTACAGACTACGTTAAACTTTCAAAAAACTACCGCTACAGACGGCTATGTTTATACATGGTTTAGGGTTAGTGG